AGAGAAAAAGACTCCTGGGTTATCGTAACCTCCTTCTTGTATATCTCTCTCTATATTTGAAAATGGAGATAGTGCAGATGAATACTCTAATTTATTAGTTAACATCTTTTGGTACCAAGAATCCCAGAAATATAACTTTAAACATTTAATAGAAGAAGAGGCCTGGCCTTGAGCTCCAGGGGGGAGATCAATATCTTCAACATCATATATTGAGAAAAGAGAAGATATAGACCAATGAACAGGATCAGTTATAATGGTTGCATTAGGCAAGTCTTGATTATCGTTTAATAATGGTTTAATACGCACTCTTAATAAATCATAACCATCATTACGAGGTGAATAAAACGGTCTTAAATCGTTATCAGAATTTACACCAGTTTTTGCTGTTCTATCATTACCAGTAGCTAGATTAGTTATGCCAGATCCAGATTCAGGGTTATAAAAAAAAGTTAAAGAGCCCCGAGTTACCCAATCTGCTAATGTGTCCTCTATACTTAGATTGACAATAGAGTTAGGGTTAATGGGGTACTTATTTGCATCTGTCTCCCCAAAGCCAGAATCAAGGTAAATTTCAAATTCATGATCTATTTGATTAAATTTTGTTTTAAAATTAGCTTTATCGTAAATGCCTGAAATTAACATATTATTTTTGAGTTTTTATCTCATTTAAAATTAATGAAACGTACTGAGTTTTAAGTATTTTAAATTGAACTCCGGGTTGAGGCTGCACTGTAGGGTCCTGTATATTATTAACACTAGTAATTACCCACCATAGGTTTGGAGTATCATATGCTTTATAGGATACGTATGGCCAAGTATCCCCATAAACAGCACTATAGTTATCATAATAACCTACTGGTAAGTTAGCTGGTATCGCTACAGTTTGTAACAAATTATAAAAATATCTATCATCTTCGTCTTGATAGATGTTGAAAATATTTGCATAATTTTCGTTACGCAACTTGGGTAATACTTTTATACTATTTTGATACATAATTATCTACCTGTTATAAACTATTAAAAGCGCTTACTACAAAATCTCTACCTGCATTAGCTCTTTCATTTAAGAAATTAAGAGCCGCTGCCCCTCCATTAAGAAAAGCCCGACTTGTAACATCAATGGCAGCGTTAATTGCTTGAGGTATTGCCTGTTCGTCGGTTATGTTTCCTGAACTTCTTGCAGCGTTTTTAAGATTGTTAATAGTTATATCTTTTTGTTTTTGTTTAATAGATTGAAAAAGATTTTGACTGGGCATTACTAAATCTTGCAAGGTTATATTCACCTCATAAACGTCTGGCACTATGGTGGGTCCTCCACTCTTGTCAAGAAGAGTTCTCATATTACCTCTATTATATATTGTTAAGTTGGTAACACTTGCTGCATAACTATAGTGTTGACCGGGTATTAATATTTCATAATAGACTGGAGGTATACCTGTGATAAAATCTCTTTTAGCAAAAAGATTCTGATTGACCAACTGCCAGCATAAATCTCTATTTTTTATCCAGTCACTAGGCCCTACAGTATTAAAGAGAGGAAATTTTATTTCTATAGTACGAAATTCATGGCTTGACCATAATTTAGGGCGGTCCATTATACCGATCTTAGGGTAGGCTGCAGCCATGGCAAGGCCAGCGGTAGTAGCTGCTCCTTCAATTATTCTGCCAACATTTCTAGCACCTTCATCCCCAAAAAGGAGTCCGCCAATACCTTCAGCAAATTTTTTACCTTGTTCTAGTCCATCAAGAGATTGCCATGAGGGTGTATTTATCTGAAAATTAATATCAGAAAAATAAGGAAAAGAATAAACATTACGCGTAGCATTTCTTGGAAATAGTTTTTCATAAGGAGCTAAAACATTAGTATTACTTGCAACAGCATCTGCAACAGCTGTACCATAATAGCTAATTTGCTGTTGTATGGTGGACTCATCAACTGCAAACTCAACTAAATTAACGTACGGTACTTCATTAAGTAAATCTTGATTTTTAGATAAAGTCCAGGGATATTCTTTTACAACATCATAAACAAGACCTTGATTTCTCTTAAGATAGGTAGCTGATTTTCCAAAAAGCTCTTTATCATCATCATAGTGACCAGAGCCAGTAGATGGTGTTGTGTTTGGAGATGCCATATAAATACTTATAACCTCAGGCTAAGTTAAACTGTCTACGTACACTACGAATAGCATCTATATTAGAAGCAGCTATTTGAGAGGCAGAAGAGGTTTGAGATTGCTGGTTATTAACTACTGCAACGTTTGGTGTTGAGTTGGATGGTTGAGTTTTAAGGGTACCTGCTAAAGCAAAAATGGCGTCACTAAGACGTGAAATTTTATTACTAGTAGTATTAGTGTTACTAGCAATATCATCAAGGGTTTTAGAATAATCTCTTGGTTCGGGTATATCAATTTGAGGAATTTCAGGCGATGGGACAGGTGCAACCATAGGCTGTTCTTCTTCTGGAGCCATGGTACTACCTATAGCAGCTCCTCCAGCTTCCCCAGCCATGCTTCCTAGAATACCTCCTGCAATGCCTCCAATTACTGTACCTACCCCTGGAAGTAATAAAGTGCCCAGCGCAGCCCCTCCTGCAGCTCCAGCTAATGCTCCACCAGCCCCTCCAATTGCTCCTCCTTTAGCTTGATAGGCTTCTTTTTGTGTTATTTCTCCTTTTTCTTCTTGTTCAGATACACCAGAAAGATCAGAGGCAAGCATACCTGCTGTTAGTACTGTTCCTAAAATGGGTATACCTCGAGCAAGGCCGCGGCCTGCTCCCTTAAGCGCACCTGTACCTGCAGCTTTAGTGGCTCCTTTTACGGCTGGAGATGTAGTTGTTGTAGGAAGAGCCGGCTTTGCAGCTATAGGGGGAGCAGTCTTCGGAAGAGCAGTACCTGTTGTTCGACCAGTTCTTGGAGCCCCTACCTGGCTCGTTCTAGATCTGCGAAACGGATTTCTTAAAATGCTTCTTTTACTTGATGCTCTTCCCTTACCACCAAATAAAGAGCTTGCCCCTAAGAAGCTTAATAAACTAGGTATTATACCTGAACCATGTGTTTCTTCTTTTTCGGGTTGTAATCCTTCCAGTAAACTTGTAAACGCTTCTCCTTTAAAAACATTCTTTAAAATATCTTCAAATATAAGGGGTAGTACTTCAGCAAATTGAGTTCTACCAGCTTCAGTAAACCCCGCAAACTCTATAGGTATAGGTTCAACTTGGTCTTGTAATAGATCTTTCTCTTTAGTCTGCCCGACCTGTCTTGTATTTGTTTGTGAGGGGGATGAAGATACTATTGATGAGGTATCAATATTAGTACCTCCGTCTCTACCTAAGGGTGGTTTAGCGACTAGATCAGTAGTGGCAGGTTTCTTAAACAGCGTTTTACCTAAAAAACTAAATACACCATTACGCCCAAATAATCCCCCTTTTTCTAGACTCGTAAAGAGTCCTTTAAAACTAAATTTTTTAATAGCTTCTTGAGCAACAGCTTCTTTTAAGATAGATTCAAAAGCTTTAGGATTTTTTTGAGAAAGCTCCTCTAATATAATACCAAATCTATTACGGAACATTTCCCCTATAAGCTGCTGGGTATTACCTGTTAAATTTAACTCATTCATCTTCTCTTAATATTTAAGAAGAGAATTGTTTATATACTATAAAAAGAGGCGTCTAAAGGTATTTCTTTAGTAACTATTTGTCCATTTATATCTATTTTAATAGATAAAAGCTCATTTATTTTTAGCTTGTAATCTTCTATATATTCTAAAACATTCTTAATTAAATTTGCTGGAAGAGCTTTAACAATATCTAATCTAGTTTTAAAGTCAGTTTCTTTTAAGTTAATTTCAGTATCTTCTATTTTTAAAAAAACTATAAATTTAGTAATTTCATTAACAAACGTATCACCAACTATTTCAGCTAATTGAACTGTTCTTGTATCAGCTAAGGTTGCTGCTGTTAACTCTTTTTGAAATTTATTTTCAACCTCTAGCTCAGGAATATCACAAACAATACTACACTGGTTTGCATTATATGTCTGTTTTTCAAAGCATATTTTTTTATCGACAAACTTATTATAGTGCTCTAAAATTGATATTACGACAGTGTTATCAGTTGTGTTAAGTTCATCTTTTTCGTCTTCATTTAAATAAAACTTAATATCAGGTGATAAGCACTCAATTCTGGTTTTAACAAAAATAAAAATTTTATCATAAATTGTTAATTTATTAATATCTATTTCTACATCTAGGCAATTTTCTTTTATAATGTTATTAAAATTAGTATTAAATTCTAAGTTTAGAATAGCTCTATTGATAGTAGTTTTATAGAGGGTTTTAAGTTGCTCGGTGGTAAGTTGCTTAAAGTTTACTTCCTTTTTTAAGGAGGGTATATAGACAGAGTAGCTAAAGGTACTTTCAATGTCCTTTAACATCTTTAAAATATCATCTGTATTAGCACTCATTGAAAGTATTTATATAGTATAATTAAAATATCCATTATGGAGTAAATTCAGAACGAGAGGTTATCGGAGGCAAATCTGAAAAAGGTTCTGAAAAGTTTTCATTTTGTGGCGGTATATTATTATCCTGTTTAGAGTTTAGAGCTTTAAGTTTCTTAATATAAAGAAAATATTCACCAGGGGTACTCTCTTCAATATACTCGGGAGTGAAATGAGTATACTTACATAAAGTTAGAATGTTGTCATACAAAGACATTAACTGATCTCCAAACAATAACTTTATAATAAAAATTAAATTTTCAATATTAAAATTAAAAGATAAAGACTTACTTTTTAGGGGTGTTATATTTCCAAGTAAATTAATCTTGTTAAAAGTTTCAATAATTTCATACACTTTTTTAATTATTGTTGCTGTTAATTTAGCTGGTAATTCATTTAGTAGAAGTTGCTTAGTAGCAAAGTCTTTTTCATAAAAATTAATTGATACATCTTTGCAAATTATACTATGAACAAAGTACGAATATAAGCTGTCTAGGTTTTTTTCGGTATTAAAGGTAATACAATCCCTTATGGAAGGTATTCTATATAAAATAGTAAAGTCGGCTACTTTATCAGGAGCTAATATTTCTACAGTATTAATATCTTGTAGTAAGGTTATAAGCTTATTAATATTAATTTCTATTTTTGTATTTTTAGTATCAGTTAATTCAGCAAATATTGTATCACCTATACTTGTACATCTTATAGTGAACAGTAGAAGGAAGTACTCAATTATAGAGAGTTCTAATATTTTTGTTTTTGATAAATTAGTAACATTACAAAGTATATTATTGAAGTTATTAAAAACATTTGAAGGTTCAGGCGTCTCTCCAATTAAAGTCTTGTATATTACCTTTAGGTGTTTGACCTTTAACTCTTTATAGTCAATATTAATATTGCTAATAGAGATTGTATTTATAAAATCTACACTCACTTATATAACTTATCTTTTAAAATAAAATTAACAAGCTATCTAAGAATATTAACTCGAGGATCCTTCGTGCTTAAAGGTAAGGGTATATTGGCATTATTATTAATAGCAGCTAAATTGCCTGCACTAGACTCTACTGTGTAGTAGTGATATATAAATGTAGCCTCTCTATTAATAGCTGAGCTAACTTGAGTGTAATTATATTCTTCCCCTGTTACACTTATAGGGCATACCCCGTAAAAGGTATACTTCATTAATACAAAGGGTGTTTCTGCAGGAGTAATAACACCGAGCTTATAAACAGAAATATTGCACCGATAGTTTTTAGCTCCAGTGCGTGCAATTAGACCTAAATGAGCTGTAGCAACAACCCAGGGTCTAATAACATTATCCACAAAACTTACATTAGTTTCTAAAAATGAGATTTGTAAATTTTGGAACGGGTCTCTGCCACCGCCAACAAAAGTTCTTATGTAACCTGATTGCATTAATCCTTCAGGGTTTGCAACATTAGATTCTCCGGGTATAGAAACTGCCTGCACAAATAGACAGCCTTTTGTTTCTTGGTAATCTTTAGTAAGGGTGGTACTGATAGCAGCTTCTGTATCCCAGTTACGAGGTTCGTAATTACTTGCTAAACGAATAGCTGGAACAGGCAATACTTCATTAAAATCTCTTTCACTAGTTGAACCATCTTGAAACGGTCCCTCAAAAACTAATACCCATTGAGAGCCTTTAGGGAGGGCGCTAGCTGGTTTACTTAGAAAGTTTTCTAAAAAAAACGATATTTGACTGCCTAGTTCTGGCTTGGCCATGATGCAATATTACTTATTGCTTTAAACTATTTTAAAGGCCAAGAGGACCAACTGTTTCAGTAGTAGTAGGAATGGCTTGTGTTGTTGCCGTAGTAACTCTCCAGTACTGATAAGCTAATGTAGCAGGTACAGTTACAATTGAGCCAGCATCACCTAAGTTATATGTTGAATCTTGTACAGATACTACATAAGCACCGTATAGGGTGTATTGACGAATTGTTGAACCATTTTTACCGAGAAGGTTTAAAGTAATTACTGAAGAGTTTCTTGCGATGTTGTAGTCCCCAGTTGAGGTACCATCATCAAAAGAGTTAAATGTAGCATTTTCTAATACTGCACGGATATTATAGTTTTGGTCACAACGGAATGTGACACTATAACTTTCTGATCCTGGATATGATGCTGTACCGGGTACATTAAAATTTAGACCCATGAACGGGACCTGAACATTGTTTAATGAACGACCTGGTAGTGTTGCTGTTTCCAGATATACGAGCTGATCTTCATTGAAGTTTGTATTTGCTAACTGTACAACTCTAAATTGAAATTGACGTGCAAAATCGTTTTGTTGTACTACTCTGTAGAAATCTGAGATGTTTTGTGCCATATACTATTATTTATTAGATAAGTTCTTGAAAGTTTTGTCCAGTGCGTGTTGCAATAAAGTTAACTAAAATAAACTCTGCTGCTTTAACAGGCTTAATATAAACATCTACTGCAAGTTCGTTACGATCAATAACATCAGGTGTGTTATTTCTTTCGTCGCAGATAATTAGATAATCATATAAACCTTCTGTATTTTTAGCTAATTCAAATATAGGTGTAATAGTATTTTTAAGTCTTGTACGTGTAAACTCGGTATTCGACTCAAATACGAAATACTTTAATGATTTTTGTGTAGCACGCTCAAGAGTTAAGAATAGACGACGTACATTTACTCTATCAAATGCAGATGGTTTATTTTGTAATGTCTTTTGACCAAATACTACAAAACCGTCTCTAGCAAAAGATACTATTGGATTAATTGAAATTGTATATAAGAAGTCTCTTTGTTTTTGGTTAGGATTAAACCCTAAATCCACTATACTATTAATAGCACCACGATTTAAACCTGCAGGTGCAATCCATGGTTGAGCTACATCATCTGTGCGAGAGTATATAGCAGCAACATAACCTGAAGATGGCATCCACATAAATTTATCTGAAACATTATCATACTGTTTTACCCAGTTACCATACAGAGCTGCATAGTTTGAATTAACTGTGCTAATAAGATTCTTAAGAGGGTTATAAATATTTGCTGAAAATGTATTACCTCTAATTGATAATGTCTTGGTATCAGGACCTGTAACAAAAATCTGTCTTAATGGGTCTGCTATAAACATACAATCCTTACGAGTGTTTTGCACAAAGCCGTTGAAAGTATTAAAAATTGTTTTCCAGCGCTGTACAACAGAAGAATTTTCGCTAGCTAGTTCAGTAGCAGATATAAAGACCGTATCATCAAAAGTCTGGGTACCAGAAGCTGTTGCAAATACTGTACTTAGACCGGCATCAGTTACAACATCAATATCAATTGTTTCTGTAGAATCAACTAATGATAAAGCTCTTTCTACTTTAAGATTAACACTGCCTATTTCTTTTGAAGTAGAGAACTCATATTCCGGCAGATAAACACCTACAGGGTATAGAGCTTTGTTGTTTGAATCAACTACAACTGATGTACTCGGATCGTTTGATGTAAGGCTCGACCAGTTAGTTTTGTCAGAAATATTAGGGTTGAGTAGAACCCGCAGATTAAGCGATGATGCATTAACCTTACTTTGTAATGAAAAGGATGTACCATCAACATCCTTTTTATCAGAATCAAGAGAACCTATATAAGATTCTTGAAGAGTGAAGGTTAATAGCTGAGGCTCATAGATAGAATTACGAATCTTTAAGACTGTTAAAACGAGAGAATCTTTATAATAGCTATTATTAAAGTTAAAGCGAGGAACAAATTCAATAGTTTCAGAAATTGAGTTAGAACCGGCAGTTGCTAATGTTCCAGAAAGAGCAAAACCTACCCTGGTAGATGGAACTGTATAAAAGCCACCAGTCCCAGTTAAACCTTTAAATTGTGTAACAGCATCAAAATCTGTACTAGCACCAAAGCCTGTATTATCAGCTAAGTTGATATAATAACCTTCAAATTTTTCATTTTGAGTAGTTTGAGCATTATTGATAATAACGATACCAGCATTTAATACGTCCCCTGTTGAAGTTGCTGAAAAACTAGGTGTAAGAGAAGTACTTGATAGACTGGTCCATGCGAAATTATTTTGAACCAATTTACTATACTGACTATCATTAAGAGTTATATGTGTTGGTTGACCAATAGTAAAGCTATTAGTACCTGATGCTACTGGATATAAAAGAGCACTATACTGATTAGTAAACCCAGTGCCATTACCTGAACCATAAGGCATACGAGTAGTTAAAAGAGTGGCAGGAGAATTTAAAACTTCTTTAGCTGTATAGTAGAAGTACTTTTCAGCAGGTGTGGATGGCGCACCATAGACTTGCTCAAGCTCAGAAGCTGAAGTGATTAAAAGTACTTCATCAGTTGGACCCTGTTTAGCAAAACCTGGTACAAGCACGGTTGTACCGCCAGCTATTTGCTGATAGTTTGATAAATCTGTTTCCGTAATCTGTACACCTGGTGAATTAATTGAACGTGCCATAATCTTGTATTATTATTTATGCTTTTTATGGTATTTTTTTATGTAGGTATAATTACATCTAGTTTAGAGAATTGAAATTCTACAGAAGATTTTATAAATTCAGTATCATTATAGTCGTAATTAATACCACCTAAATTAGTAATAAAAGCATTATAGAATACAAATTCTATACTTTTTTGATTATATTCATTTAAACCTAAAATAGAAAAATTTGTTTGATACTCAGTAACTATGCCAGTTTCAGTTCTATCTTTCCAAGTTTCTAGTTTAGGATCGGTACCAGTATAATAGCTAGAGTTAGGGTCATTTAAGACAGATAACCATTTCCATAGTACCCAGTAATTATAAAAACTATTATCTACTATGAAATTTACTGGCAAAGGGGGGTAATTCGGACGGGTATATGAAGAGACATTATATGACTGTCCTGCAAAACGAACCTCATTGCTTGGAACTTGTATTGGAGGTACAACAGTACCGAAGATACTAATTTGCAAGGGGTCAATTTTTAGTAAATCGTTTGAAAGAGTTTGTTTTCTTAAAACCTGAGGTAAATTTAAAACGAGTAAAAACTTGTCCTTACCAGATCTATTAAGAACTGATTGCTGGGTTGGTTGTGGGGTCTCGCAAAGGTCGTTATCTGGCATATCACATTGGCTTCCATCCCTGGGACATTAAATCATCCATATCTGAGGTATCAAACATTTTTTCTATTTCTTTTTCAGAAACTAATGGCTGATACTTTGAATCATCATCAATACCCAAAGTTGTTATATTATTACTATTACTTAAGTCTTTCACCTTATATAAACTTTTATCCACTTCAAAATAATCTAAATTGCTTATCTTTAATGGTTTGTTTTGTTCATCAAATTCTTGGATCTCAAAATATTGTTGACAAATTTCAGATTCTAAAATAAACAAAGACCAAACAAGGGACATAATTCTGTCATCATAAAACAAATCATTTTTCTTTCTGTAAGTGCCATTAGGGTATCGAATAAAGGTTTCAAACTCTTTAATTGTGTCCACATCATTTATATGAACAGTCTGTAAGAAGTTTACCCAATAACGCATATTAGCAACACCTGCAAAGCGTAAATTATTATGAGATAAAATTCCTAAATGTCTTGTATTCGAAAATGATCCTGTATTAGCAAGTTTTGAACACGATACGATTTTTTCGTACATGTGTTTATGAAACAAAGCATCGATAATTTGAGCTCCACAGTTATTCCTCTCTACAAGCAACGGTGGGTTACCCCATTGGGAGCATAAATTGACTAACTTATTGGCATAATGATAGGGTTCAACAACATTAGTTCCGTAAACAGCTACTTGCTTTATCTCGGTTAGGTCTGTAATATCAAGGACCTGGGCCACGGATGCAGCTCTCCCAATGCCTTCCCCGACATCAACACCTATGGCATATAACTTGGAAGTGTCTGGAGCCTCAAATACCTTATAAGCTCCTTCTTCGCCTGTATAGATAGCTGGTTTCTTTTGTTCTTTAAATCTTTCAATAACAGCAGCACCAACAGCTGAGTTACCGGCATCGAGAAATGTGTTGCCAAACTCTTGTTGAAAGGCTTCATCAGAACCTAAAGCCGATACCATTTGTTTGCGCCACTTTTCACCTCTCCCAGGGACATCCCACCAATCAATTCTTTCAGCTTTCCAACCGTTTGTCTCTTTTTCAGCTCCAGAATAAATTTCATAAAACTTATTACTAGATCCATTTGGAGTACTGACCATGAAAATTTTAGTCTTCTTACCAGATGATACAATTGGTATAACAGATTTCCAAAATTCATCCATAAAATGAGGATCAATAAAGGCTGCCTCGTCAATACAGAGAATAGAAGCAGTATCACCACGAGCTGCAGTTGAAGTGGTTGTACTAATACCAATACTAGAACCGTTAGCAAATGTTACTCCAGTTTTACCGTATTCCTTAACCCCAGGCTTGAGATAGTTGGGTAACATTTCATAAGCCATTCTTATTCTTTTAAAAATATTAATGGCAGTGTTCTCTTTATTAGCAACAATAATGACCCGTTGATCGTCATAAAAGCAGGTATTCCAGAGTGCGTAGATAGTGGTAATTGTTGTCTTACCGCATTGACGGGAGGCTAAGACACAGACAAATCTATTATCTGCTAGAGACTTAAGAGCCCGTTTTTGAGCCTTATAGAGCTCAATCTTCATTTTACCCTGATCAAGGTTTACAATCCAGAAATGGCTTTCAGCAAAGTGAACGATATTCTCTTTACACTTTTTGAGCTCTTTGACCATCGCGGGGGTCCACTCAAACTGGGCATCCTCTTTTGGTACATTTTTATCCCCTCTATAAAACTGAGAATCGTCTATAGGGTTTTCAATTATAACGTCTTCGTAAGGATCTTTAAATATCTCTTCTTTAATTTTTTTTGACATGAAGCTATTTATCCCTAATTGAGATATTTAACTCTGAGCATTGATAATTCCTAGCAGAGTTGTACGAAGATGTTCAACTAAGGCGTCTCTATCGTGAGGGTTAGTAGCGTGCATAATAAATGCTTTCTCCCCATTTAGATCATAACCCAAAATCATAAAGGTCTTTAAAAACTCAGACACAACACTATCCAGGTGTTCAAGATCTTTTACTTTATACTGTTTTAAAGTAGCGTTATCGTAAAAACGAAGGAATGCATTCTTAATAACCTCTTCAACTTGAGCAAGCTGTTTTTCCGGAAGTATTTTAGCTTCAGGGTCCTCCAGAGCACTCAAGCCAAGAGACTCAGTTTTCTTTTTACGATAAACTCTTTTAGATGGCTTATTTTTATCTTTATCACTCTTAGCCATATACAATTATTTATTAATATTAATAAACTTCTTATTATACCCTGGAGCCTTGTTATTGATATTAAACTTAACAAGATGTTCTACAAGTACTTCAAAAGAAGAAGTAGACAATTTTAAACGACCTGGAATTCTTTGATCACCATCAGTTAACTCAAAAAAAGATTCTCCGTAAAAAGGTTGGTTGACAAAGCAGGTACAAAAAACTGAAGTAATACCTGGATCAATTATAATGGTCCATGCCCGAGGGTCTGCATCGTTGTACTCCGTAAAAAGTTTGTGGGCGTAGTAACCTGAATCTCTTAGACGTTTCAGAGTGTAGCCAAGGGTGGATAATTTATTTGACATATTAAGACTTATACTTCAAGTGGTTATTTTACAAGCGCAGATATAATAAATTTTATATCAATATCTTTTTCTTGAATTTGAAAAAGAGTTACTTTTAACTCGTTATTAACCTTTACAGTAAATTCATTGCATTTAGTACCAGCAAGTAAGCGAATATTCTCTAAATTAAGAGGTAGAGTATTTTTAATATCCTCTCCTACATATTTGTCTGTTACAAGGTATGTAATATTATTAATATTCTGTCTCTCAAGATCATTAAGTTCCCAATAGACTTTTTCGTCTTTCGTATAAAAATATAACTTATCTGAGTCTGTAGCTATAGAGCTGCCTTTTAATACTTCATTAAATTTCGAGTTAGGTAGAATAAAAGCAGTATCGTATTTTAGCTTTTTAATCTTCTCTGGGTTAACAGGGCACCTCTGCATATAGCTATCTTCTAGAAGGTAGTAATTAAACTTAAAAGAGGGTGTAGTATATTTGAGATGATTGTCTTCAATAGTTAATGCAATATCACTCTCTTCAACGCAATCAAGAAGACGGACAAACTTTTTAACATCGGGAAGGTTTATCCGGGGTATGCCTCTAACAGCTGTATCAGTTTTATAACTAGCTAAGAGTACTACTGACCCGTCCTGGGAGGCGCAGGTAGTAAATACCTCGTTATCATCAATAGTGATGGAAACGTTATCAGCTAGTTTACTGATAGGTGAAAGAAACTTCTGAACAAAAGATTCTTTATTGAGAGACAGAATGTTAGTCACGTTTTGAGAGTACCTTATCTAATTTGTTATTAATAGAATACAGGTAATCGACAATTAAATCAAGCTGTTTTAAAGATTTTTTAGTAGTAGCTTCATCTAAGAAATCAAAAGTTAGTTGATTAGGGTCAGCTTGAGGTTGTGCTAAAACTGGCGGTACACCTGGAGACGTTTGAAGTACGGGCTGGGATTGATTTCCATAATCAGTTGGCAGAGGGTATGCCATTTCAGCCTCTCGGTTAGCGGCGGCAATAACTGCATCTTGTTGCCTCTGTTGATGCTGTTGCATACCTGGTAGAAATGACTTGGGGTCTAACTTTCTAGCTGGGCCTGTAGAGGATTGAGTTATGGTGTGTTCATCTACTTTTTGTAGCTCAACACCTGCCATCTTAGCTACAATAGCTGTTGCAAGTTGTTCTTCAATTGTGCTCATTTTATGAAATATGTCCTTTATTATTTTGGGCAAACTCCACAAATTTGTAAAACTCAGCCCTTGAATTATCTTTTTCATCTAAAAAGGAACCAGACATTCTAGCAGTTCTCATAGTTGAGTCATGCTTAATACCACGGTTAGAACAACAAGTATGATTAGCTTCAATTAATATAGCTACTCCTTTATTCTTCTCGCAAACTTGATCAATGTACTCATGAACCTGCATAGTTAAGTTTTCTTGAACTTGAGGCCTTCTTGAAAACCAATCTACAATACGATTAAGCTTTGATAGTCCAATTACTTTACCATTTTTAGCAGGCAAATAAGCCACATGAGCTACACCCATAAAAGGTGCATGATGGTGAGAGCACATTGAAACAACTTTGATATTATTCTGACAAACCATACCATCATAACCATCCACGTTATCGAAGGCGGTTACTTTAGGGGGTGCAGAATAACACCCCATAGCTAAATCAGTAACAAAAGCCTTAGCAACCCGGCGAGGTGTATCAGCACTATTCGGGTCATTACGCCAATCAAAGCCTAAAGCATCAAGATAAGCTTCATAAGCCTTTGCAGCATTATTAATAAGCCCTTCAACTTCTTCAGGTGAATGAAGAATATTATGATTAGCGTATTGGAGTTTCTTTTTACTTCTTAACATAAATTAGAGACTTGCGAGAAGTTCTTTAAGTTTAGCATCAGTATCATCAACAGCTGGCTTTTCTTCAGATGCTTCGACTTTAGAAACAGATGGTTCAATTGTTGAAGTAGCCTCTTTAATACCTGCAAAGATGGAGTTTAATGCTTCATCCTTCTTCGAAGGGGTAGGTTTAGAGACAGGTTCATCATCTTCTTCTTCCACAGAGGT